GGGGGGGGTGAAAATGCTTCATCTAATGATGCCATTATGATTTAGTAAACTTACAATTATCTAATTATCTAATTATTTAATTATTTATTATATTTTGAAAATAAACTAAAGAAATAATAATTTTTGAATAATTTTTGAATTATAAAAAATTGAAAAATAAAATGTTTAAAAATAAATATAATAACAAATTTAATCTAGCAGTATAATAAAATACATCTCCCAGAATAAAATGGCAACCGACGATTATTTCAATCTCTCTAGCAATCCTACTAATCATTACACTTTCTTACCAATTTATAATCCTAAATATTATGACTTTTATAAGAAGCAACTAGCAACATTCTGGATTGTTTCAGAAGTTGATTTATCCAAAGACCGCGACCAATACCTAACCAAACTTACGGATACTGAACGTAATTTTGTTAAGAATGTTTTGGCATTTTTCGCAGCCAGTGATGGTATTGTAGCTGAAAACTTAGATATGAATTTTATAGAAGAAATCACTTATAAAGAAGTACGTACTTGTCTCCGTTTTCAATCAATGATGGAAGATATCCATTCTGAGATGTATTCCCGACTAATTGATACCCTAATTACTGATAATACAGAGAAAGAACGCATTTTTAATGCAATTACTACTATTCCCTGCATTAAGCAAAAAGCTATTTGGGCTACACGATGGACTAAGTCAGAAACAGCCACACTCCCACACCGGCTAATAGCTTTTGCTTGTGTAGAAGGTATTCATTTTAGCGGGTCATTTTGTGCAATCTATTGGTTAAAGAAACGGAATCTAATGCCTGGACTGACGCTATCGAATTCGTTCATAAGTAGGGACGAAAATAGTCATACACAGACCAGTATTTCCCTATATAACGATCTAAAACCAGAATATAGACTATCGGAAGACACCGTGCGTAAAATAATTGAGGAGGCCGTAGAAATTGAAACAGTATTTATTACAGAAAGTATTTCGTGTGCAATGTTAGGTATGAATGTTGAATTAATGAAACAATATATTAAGTATGTTGCTGATCAACTTATGGTTCAACTTGGTTATAATAAAATTTGGAAAGTTGCCAATCCATTTGATTTTATGGAAATGATTAGTATAGAAGGAAAAACAAATTTTTTCGAACACCGTGTATCAGAATATAATAAAGCAGGTGTTGGTGATGTAGAAGGTGATAAAGATTTTGATTTAGATGCTATTTTTTGAGATTGAATTTTGTATTTTTAATTTTTTAATATAAAAAAATTATTACAACTAATTATAGAATAAACATATAATAATATTTTTAAAATGCCTTGCGTTATAGCAGGATGCCCTAAGCGTCCCCATTATAGAATATCAATTGATGCACCATTACAATATTGTACCACACACAGAACAACTGGAATGGTACGTAAAAAAACTAAAGCAAAAAAATGTATTGGCGAAGGATGCACAAAAACCCCTATATTTAATATACCAACTGAAAAAAAACCAAAATACTGTAAAAAACATAAGACACCGGAGATGATTGATTTAGCAAATAAAAAATGCATTATACTTGATTGTCCTAAACGTCCAACATATAACATACCCACTGTTAAAAAAGCACAATATTGTAAAGACCATAAAACCCCAGAAATGGTTGATGTAGCAAATAAACAATGTGTTGAACCAGGATGCACAAACCGTCCAAATTTTAATTTGCCAACAGAAATTAAACCACTATATTGTTCAGACCATCAAAAAGATAATATGATCGATGTTATGCATGCTAGATGTATAGAGCTAAATTGCACAATACAACCAACATTTAATTATAAAAATAAAAAAAAAGCTATTTATTGCGATGACCATAAAAAAACAAATATGATAAATATTAAAGATAAAAAATGCATAGAAATTGGTTGTATAAAAATACCAGCATTTAATAATCCTAGTGAAAGTACTGCCATATATTGTAAAAAACATATGAAACCAAATATGATTAACGTAATATCTAAACGTTGTGCAGAAATCGATTGTACTAAGCAACCTACCTTTAATATACCTTCTGAAATTACTGCTATATACTGTAAAAAACACAAAAAAGATAATATGATTGATGTTAAAAGTAAAAGATGCATCGAAGAAGGCTGCACAAAAATACCAAATTTTAATCTAATAGGACAAAAAACTGCAATTTATTGTAAAAAACATAAAACAAATAATATGATTAATGTTAAAAATAAATTATGTATTATAGAAGGATGCACTATTCAACCAACATATAACTTATCTACTGAAAAAACGTCAAAATATTGTAAGAAGCATAAAACACCGGAAATGATAGGTGTAAGTAGTCCAAGGTGCGTAAATCCTGAATGCCCTAAACAACCTACTTTTAATCTACCAGGTGAAAAAAAAGCATTGTATTGTGCCGACCATAAAACAGATGATATGATTGATGTTAGATCTAAAAACTGCAAAATCGCAAAATGCAAAGACACACCCATATTTGGATTTGCAAATAAAAAACCACATTATTGTGTTAAACATAAACAACCAAATATGATTAACTTAGTATTGGAATATAAGTGTTCTGTTTTAGATTGTGATGAGGAATATAATCAAATGATAGATAACACTAAGTATTGTAATAAGCATATTCCAGAAGACAGATTAACTAAAGTAAAGAGACTTTGCAAATTTTGCGATATCAAGGAAAACTCAGATTATGTTTGCAAAGATTGTAAGAAAATTCAAAACAAAAAAGAATGGGCTGTTGTCCGTTATCTTAGAAAAGCCATAGATACTAAGTTTGAATATAATTCTAGTAAAATGCTTCAGGGGTGTAGTAAAAAACGACCTGATATATATTTTGAATTAAACAAACATTGTATAATAGTTGAGATTGATGAAAACCAGCATAATAGCTATGAAGATAGTTGTGAGTGTGCTAGAATAAATGAGATTGTAAATGGTATTGGCGGTCGTAGTGTTATTATCATTCGATATAATCCCGATGTTATAAGAAATAATAATAAAACCGTAAAAATAAGTAATAGTGATAAATTAGATTTATTAGTTAAAACTATAAAAGAAGAATTGGTTAAAGAATACGATACATTTGTAGTTAAAAATATTCAATTGTATTATAATGATAATTATGAAACATATCAACCTTATAAAGAAGAAAATATAACTGATGTAGTTGCTTTGTAATTTATTTAATATTTAATATTTTTTATTTTTTATTTTTTATTTTTTATTAATTTTTACTTTTGTCTTTCATATCATTCTAGCATCACATAAAATTACTTGCTCTAGAATAATATCTAAAACATTTATAAATAACTATATCTAGAATGGATACATCAAACCAATCACCAATTATAAACCCAGATGATATAAAACGTACATTAACTAAACAAGTTAACAATGTATTTCCAATTAACTATACAAAAAAAGAAATAGAATGTATTAAAAAAATAGATATTACAAACGGAAATGTATTTCGTCATTTTGGAAAAATAGGTAATATTAATCCTAGCAAATTTATCCAAGAAATAGGTTCTAATTCCCCAACAGTAGCAAATACATTTACTACTCTAGTTAATAAAATGGTGAATGCGGTTTGCAATGGATATGATAAAGACCACGCTTGGATTGATATTAGAACAACAACACCTAATGATAGATTTAATATCCCACGATGGCATATGGATGGTTCTTTCTTTATAGAAACACCAGAAGACAGAAAACAAATCCAATCAAAATTTGTAGCAATATTAAAAGGTCCAGGAACTTTAATGGTTAATTCCACATTAAAAGATAAAGATAAAATGCATGATATAATGCGAGTAAATGGACCCAAAACACAAGAAGACATTATGAAATATTTTAACGATGAACAATGGCAAATGGATATTCGTATGAAGCAAAACACAATATTTGCCCGTAAGAAAGTAAAACAATTACAAAATAACGAAGGATTGATATTCATAGTAGGTAATCCAGAAAAAGCGTTGGTACATAGTGAGCCACCAATGACAGAACAACGAATATTTATAAGTATTTTACCAGGAACAGAAAAACAAATTGAAAATTTGAAAAAAAGATGGAAACGTTAATATCTTACCAAAACAAAAAATAATAAACAATAAACAATCATTTTTTCCATTGAATAACTTTCTAATAAGAATTTGATTATTCAACTTCATTCGTTGATTTATTCGTTGATTTATTCGTTGATTTATTAATTTTTTAGCATTTTTAGTTTTTTTAGTTTTTTTAGTTTTTTTAGTTTTTTTAGTTTTTTTTGTGTAAAAATTGAATTCTGTATTTGTAATAATATAGCTTACAAAACATTCCAGATGACGTACCAAACACGTTCTGAAACCACTGGTATTAAGTCTCACAATACATTTACTGAGGCATTTGCAGAATACAAAAATGATCAAACTGTTTGGAAAATATCATTTGACTGTATGCGGTGGCGTCCCAAAACACGTTCTGAAAAATGGTCTGTAAAATCTGAAGAGTGTCTATGCAATCTTTCAACTGAATACGCGAATGAGAATGATTTCGCAAAAGTGTATTGGGTTTGGCAATCTATTATTCCGGAAAAAAAAGTATTTTTGACACTCACCAAAGATTTTAATCAAAACCTAATTTCTGAAGAAGAGTATGAAAATCGAATTGATTGTGCAAATATTCGTGATGTTCTAACAGAAGAACAATTCGTTAATAATTTCCAGTTTAATCAATAAACTATCATTTTTTCCATTGAATAACTTTCTAAAAAGAATTTGATTATTCAACTTCATTCGTTGATTTTTTATTAATTTTAGTAAGAATGTTTTCTAGAATGTCTATTCCAAAATGTCTATGCTAGAATGTCTATTCTAGAGATGCCAATTCTAATACTACATTAGATTCTAGCGCGTGATATTTTTTATATGTCTAGAATAAAAGGCACAAAGACTTAAAGAAATCTTCCAAAATGTTGCATTATGTTGTAGGTGGTACATTATTAACTTACATCACTACTAACATTCTAAATTCACTTATAGTTAGCACTGTGGATACAATGTATTCTGGAGTATCCTTTGTTCGCCATGGTACAGAAAGTAATAAGGCAATTACAAATATTAGAAAAGAAGTTGCAAAATTAGATATTAAAGTTAAGCTAGAATTAGTTAAAACTCTAATGGATAGTTTGCCTGTGAATGATATTACTAAAGTAATAGAAAATGGATTAATTGAATTGATGTATAATATTAAGACGGTAGTAGATTGGATAGATTATGAAATCACTAAACATAATGAAAAATGGTTTTCAGGATATCGGTCTATATCATTTGATGATAATATAGAAGAGTTAAAAAATTTGATATTTATTCTAGATGGCCGAATAAATTTACTTATGAATGTTGGCAAAAATTGACAGCAAAAATTTAAATATTATATTACAATTATTATTGAATTATTGAATTATTGAATATTCTTATAAGTATTCCTTCTAGAATGTCATTTAATCATATTATTGATAATGTTAATCAATCTATTACTAATATTGAATATCAGAATATCACTAATGATACATATCCACGGTATTATCCACATTCAGTCTGGCTAAATGTTTATGAAAATTACGATAATCAACCAATGCAGGTTCTTAATACGTGCATATGAATAATTACGCATACCATTTTGGATATTTTTTTGTTAATACATTTTTATTAATCATTCTGGCAGTTTTAATTATTTCGTTTTTAGTTTTATAATTATTATTGCAAATTTCATTAAGAAATTTATGAAGGATATCATCTTCGATTGAATGCGTTCCTTCCCAATCTTTTATACTACCGAAATGACTAAATGCTTTGATCAATTCTTCATAAGTTGATTTTATATTTATATGACTAAAATGTTTTGTTGTTTTTGAATATTTTTTAGTACTAGAATGTTTTGTATTTTTTAAAGATTTCATTCTGGCAGATATAAATTGTTGAGTTCAAGTTTATATATAAGCAAAATTAGGTATACAATTAGTATGTGTGTACCTAATTTTTTTCTTAACTAATATTAATAATAACAAATATATAATTATGTCAAAAATTACATTAAAAGAATTCCTTAAAAAATTTACTGCTGTTCCAGAAAAATTTATTAATGAATACTATAAATTTTATGAATTATGTATAAATAATAAATTTGGAATACCATTAAAAAATGTAATTGAATATTTGGATATTAGTAGCCAAAGGGGATTTGAAGAAAATATAAGAAAAGATTATAAACTAAATATTGATTATGTAATAATACGTTTTAAACAAAAATCTATGAAAGGTGTTAAAGATGCACAATATATGATTACTTTTGAATGTTTTGAAAAAATATGTATGAATTCTAGCACAGAAAAAGGAAAAATGTTTCGTGATTATTTTGTTATGCTTCGTAAATTTATAGATTATTACAAAAATCAAATTGCTAATAAAATTCTTGAATTAACAACAACTAATAAATATATTTATATATTAACTGTAAATAAAAATAATAATATTCTAAAACTCGGTAGAACAGGTAATATCCGTAAACGATTACAAGCATATGCAACAGGTAAAGAAACACACCCAGATATTAAATTTATTATGATAGTCGAAGATGATAAAAGAGTTGAGAAATGCGCTAAATTATTTGCAAAAGCATTCCAATACAAAGCTAATAAAGAACTTTATAAGATGAACAATGATAATCTTAAAGAAATAATTTTTGATTGTGCAAAAACTGACCAACGTGTAAATCAAATAATTGAAAATAATAAAAATTTAGATACATATATCATATATGATGATTCAAAAACAATAGAATATCTAAATCTAAATAATAATGTTATTGGAATTGAGAAAACCAAAAAACATACAAAACGTAATACTATAAAAAACAATCAAATTAAATATTAACAAATAATTATTTCAATTTTTTATTTCAATTTTTTATTTACTCTTGTAATGTATTCATATCATATCGGTTTTTTCAACTTTATCCTAATTTAATTAATTGGTAAGTAAATATATCAAACATAATGAATGCCATTTTTAGAGCAAATGTACAAAATATAATTGTGATTCCAACATCTACATAAATAAACATATCAAATGCTGCATATAGTAATGTAATTGCAATTTCAATTCCAAGTAAGATTAGAAAATACTGAAAATATTTTAACAACATTTTTTCATGTTGAATGTCTTTTTGACGTTTAGTTAAACGTTTTTGTTTATAATTCATTTTATAAATGTTTAGCAAAATATATAACAAATAATTATTTCAATTTTTTATTTCAATTTTTTATTTACTCTTGTAATGTATTCATATCATATCGATTTTTAACAAAGTGTTCTTCTTCAATTGTACCCTTAGTTATAAATCGTACTACTTTTACCGGTAGTTTCTGTCCTAATCGCACTGCGCGTCCGACAATTTGCTGTTCCGTAGCTTTAACATGCTGTTGGTCTTGATATAATACATCAATAAGAATAATGTAATTAGCTTCCGTTAAATTACTTCCCGAATTCGAGGTTTCACTTGAAAGCATAATTACCCGGATGCTATCATCTTTCTTAAATTTATTAATATTTTTATTCACCACATAATTATTACCTTGGCAATATACAAACTTAATCCCATATTCATCAAGAGTTTTACCAATCATCTTTAACATTTTATCATATTGGCTAAATATAATAACACGGTTTTGCGCATTTTCAAACAACTTATAAAGATATTCCACTAACATAGCCATTTTACTGCCATATTTATTAATACATTTCATACGCCATTCTTTACCTAATTTCTTTTCTAATCCATTCAATACAAAAGTATTATTATTTACTTCAGTTATAGTTTTTTCGGGTTCGGGTTTCTTAGCACCTTTAATAATATCAACGGTAGTAATATTAAGATTTTTGCACATAGTTAGAGTACGGCATTCTGGGCAACTGAAATTATTAACTAAGTTTTGGGAAAGATGTTTGGTGCAGTTTAAGCAGAATACGTGGCGACAAGGTGTTACCACGACATCGTGCAAATCTTCAAAGCAGATAATACAAGGGTCTGCCGTCTTTTCTTTTAAGAATTCATTATTGCTAAACAATGCGATTTGGTTATTAATCCGTTTCTTATCGGTTGCAATCATTTCTAGTTTCTTGTTATTTCTTTGAATTTCCTCATTCATTTTAATTTTGCCTACTTTAGCACCAGAATATGCAATTTTACTGCAGACATTTTCATTATCCCACGTTGCACGCCAAATGCGATAAAAGTGGTTTTTAACAGTTATTAAATTATTGAAAACAATCATACCTGCAGTATCTGGTTCATTATAAGCAGTAAACATATCTAATAGGTTGTAAATAATTTCTGCATTAGCCCGATTACCGGGTTTATCTAAATTGCCGAAATGCCCGTTAATTTCAGTAAGTACTTGTTCTTGTAATATACCTTCTAGATTCAAACTCATGATATGGTCAAGTACTTTAGCCCATTCGCTTATTCTAGTAGTGAATAGTTCATTTGCTTGTAATAAACGGGTTTCGTTAAGTCCAATTTGTTTTAGTTGTTCGCTAAATTTAGCAATCATATTGGCGTTAAGTTTTTCTAAGGTTAAAATTTCGGTTGTTGTAATTTCATTATTACTATCTAAGTCGTAGCCTTCATTAATTAAGATGTTGGTACACATTAAGAATAGTCGGCGCAATTTAACGGCTTCAGTAAAATGTCGACTGCATCGGATAGTGTTATAGATATTACGTTCAATATTGGTTTGGTCAACATAGATTATTTCCTCTGTAAATAATGGAATATTAAGTAGTTTGCGAACATCTTTTTTGAATGTTTTCTTAAAGATTTTATTAAGTATAGTATTCATATCTGCGCGTGCGATACCAATTAGATTAGAAAAGTACCGTACTTTTTCCACAACTCGAATATGGTCTTCAAAAACGTTCTTCTTAGTTAGGAATTGTAAAATTCCCATTATGTTATCTAAACCGCTTTGGGCGGGTGTGCCGGTGATGGCCCATCTGTAATTAGATTTAAGGATAACAAGGTTTTCGAATAAGTATTGGTCTTCGTGATTATATTTGTGATGACCGTTAAGATAATTCTTGATTGATGTAGAAAATAGTTTTATTACTGGGTTGAGCTTTTCGTGAGCTTCATCTAGAATAATACGATTCCATTTAATTTTAAAGATATTGAATTTATCAGTCATTCGGCAAATCTTGCGTACATCACCATTATAATATTCCTGGATTTTCTTAACATTTGCCCAATGATAATCATATGATGCAATACCATCAACAAATGGTCTTAAATGGTTTTCAATATTATGAGTAATGTAATCTAAATAGTTTTCATTACTAAGTAGATTAACTGATATAATATATACATCATATAGTTGGTCTTCATAGTAATCTGAACCCGTTTCATCACAATCTAAATAATGATTAATGTAAGAATAAATATCTTCTGTATCTGGATTGTGTAGTTTTACAGTAGGTTCTTTTTCTACTTTAGTTTCTGCGACTTCTGCGACATCTGCGACTTCTGCGACTTCTGCGACATCTACTACTGGTTTTACAATATTATTATGCGAACCATTATTTTCAACTGAAATATTATTATTTAGAATGCTGTCAAATGTTATTCCTGTATAAGGTTTGTCTTTTACTTTTTCCTGTTCGATATTTATATTGCTAGAATTTGTATTAATTTTCTTAGAACCTGCTAGTTTGGCATTAGCTTTTTTTGCTTTTTCCATTAGTTTTTCTATCATAATTTGTTCCCGGGTTTTCTTAGATATTTTTACAGTAGTTTTCTTAGATTCGGTAGCCTCTGTGGCTTCGCTAGATATGTTATCGCATTCATTAATTTTGACTTCTGGTTCTTTAATTTCTATATTGGTGTTAATAATAGGTTTCTGGGATACGTTATTTTGTTTAGTATCTGGTGTAGATGTACTTTGTTTCTTGCTTTTACTGCTTTTAGATTTCTTTTTTCCATCTGTTGATGTATTATCATCTGTATTAGTAGGAATGTTGTGTTTCCGATTGTAATAGAATTCGTGTAGTTCCTTTTCAAGTGTTTTAATGGATGATATACTTACTAATACCTTTACACGTAATTTGAATTTATCTTTGCAATATTTCTCAATTTCGCTTTCCCATTGGGATGTAAGACGGCTAGGAACAATAATTAGATTGTTGTATTCAAAACCATTATCTATTGGGTCGGTAAAAGCCATATCTGGTCGTTCATCCAATTCTGGTAATAAATCAGCCATGCGGGCTTTAAAACGGCTATATTTGAGCATATCATTTTTCATTTTCATAATGAGATATGAAATAATAGATAGTGTTTTGCCTAGTCCGACTTCGTCGCATAAAGCACCGCCACATAGTTCAATATTTTGTTGATGTTTTTTAAAATATTCTTCATCTGTAATTATATTTTCAATTACATTAGAATCATAATTGTAATGGCCTAAATTATTAGTATTGTTATATCTAACATTATCAGCGTTAAGTAAGCTAATTACGCTTGCAACTCTTGCGATTGTTGCATCATTACTAATATCAATGTAATATTTTTGACCATCAAAAGTAATAGCATAATTCTTAAGGTAAGATTCTGGCGTATTACTTTTTAAGCGATATATATAAGCTTTAATATCATTAAGTGATGTGTAATCTATGTTTATTTTGCCTATAAATCCTGGAACAACAAGGGTGCGTTCATCAATTTGATCTTCTAATTTTAACATCCATAGTAAATTATTTTTTTGGTGATAAATTAAATTCATAGCTAGATTATTGGCTAGAAAAGTGTTAAGTTTGTGAACGGATGGTAAATTTAGTGTTTCTATATCAGAATTAGTATTATTACAATTTGTAAATAGTTCATCTGAAATATTAGTTTTATCATCTTTGTATTTATCATCCATTGTTATTTTGAATAATCTACTAATAGAGAATAAATCCGTTTTAATTTTTAAACTTACTATATCTTTAAGTAATGCTTTGTCTATATAGAATTTGAATATATCAATGAAACGGCTACTATTATATTCATATTTATATAGAAATTTACCTTTTAATTTATCAATATTCATACAAATCATTCGTAAATATATTAATGAACGACTCGCATTGATTTGGTCGCTAAACATTAAACGTATTCCTATATTTGTTTTATGAAGGATATGTTCTTTGTAATAAGGGTCAATAGTTGTTAATTGTCTTTGCAATTCTAGTATTTCATCTTTTATATTTTCAATCTGATTAGTAAAACTTATTTTGTTAGCTTCAGTAGTTTTGTTAGAACGTAATAATTTCATAGTGCTTTCTAGTCTATTTTCTAGAGTTTCAAGTTGTCCAGAAACATAATTATGTTTATCTTTGGTGTTTGTAAATATATTTTCATTACAATTAAAGAATGTTTGATATGGTAACGCATCTTTATATGTAATGTCTTCAAATTTCTTCTCTGTAATATATAATTTTGCATTCAATTTACAAATTTCTTTATATAATGGTATCCGTTGATTAATATTTTGTTGTTCCGTCGACCCGTTGGGTCGAGGCGTTAGGAGTGTTGCACCTTCCGAAAGCGGGCTTGCTAAAGCCTGCTTAGGCGTTAGGTGCGTTGCACCTTCCGTCAGCCCGTTGGGTCGAGGAGTTAGGTGTGTTGCACCTTCCGAAAGCGGGCTTGCTAAAGCCTGATTAGGCGTTAGGTGCGTTGCACCTTCCGTAGGTTGTTCATAATATTTTTCTAGTATAAATGTGTTATCAATAATTAGTTTTTGATTTTGCAAGAATGCTAATGGGTCATTATATTTGCTCATTAATTCATTCCATAAATTTTTAACTAATTCCAGATTACTTTGGTTATCATCAGGTATTAATGGTAAAAACTTTTTAATATTGTGATAAGAATTACCGTTTGCAGGATCTTGTTTTTTAATAATGTCATTCATAATTTTGTATATTAATTGTGCACGTATATCATCCATTTTACCTGCATTAATAGCATTTTGAAGTGTGTTTGTAAAATTATTTTGTTTTGTTGCAATACAATCAAATGTAATACTGTCATATTGTATAAATATTGATGCTAAAGGTATTAAAATTATTTCTGCTAGAATAGAACTAGTTTTCTGTTTGTGTAAAGTATATGTATTATTTTGTGTACCAGAAAATGTATTTTTACGAGCTCTATATGGTGAATAATCACCATTTGTAAGTTTTTGTCTAAACATTTCTTGATTTTGATTGATAAGTAAATATTTGTCATCATATATTTCTTGCATTTTTGTAGTTCCTTGATTATATATTACAGTTTGTGGTTTGACTTTGCAAGTGTGTAGTTTAATGGTGTTATTTGTTGCATTATAAATACCTATACATTTACCAATCTCTTCGGTGTCTTTTATAATTTCATAAACATAATTATTGGTAATATCTTTATAATATTCTAGATTATGTAATTCTAGAATATCTAGATTAGTCATATCTGGTTTAACGTCCAAATTAATAGTTAAATTATCATCATCATCTTTATAATCATCTGTAATAAATAATTCACTAACATCAGTAAATTTAACTAATACTAAACTTTTCAAATTAGAATAACAATAATCATTAATTGTTTCTTCCCAATCATTAATATTAATATTGGTTAAAACTTGTTCTTTAATATTCATATAATTATTTTCACCATATTCTTTTATAAGCGAATTAACAATATTATTCATAATACACGGCTTATTTATAGGTATATAATATGCAAAATACTTTGATGATGTCATTGCTGTAAATTTATATGTTTTGATTGATGAACCGTAAATTATATGTGTATTTTAATATATTTGTGTTTAATATACTTTTACATTCTTTAAATTCAATTTTCTTTGTGTCAATTTTCTTCGTGTCAATTTTCTTCGTGTCAATTTTCTTTGTGTCAATTTTCTTTGTGTCAATTTTCTTCGTGTCAATTTTCTTCTATATATAAAATAATATAGTTTATTTTATTAGAATGTCTAGAATAAAAACTAAGAAAAAAGTATCTAAGAGGTCAATTAGTAAAAAAAAAGTTTATAAAAATAGAAAAGCAACAAATGTACAGGTACAAAGAGGTGGTAAATTTACAGAAGATGACTTTGACAGATTATGCGAATTATATAATACTAATTTGAATGATATTATTTATAGAATGAGAGTACAATTAAAAAGAAATGATAAAATTTATATTACAGAACAAATTTATGATAAAATACCAATTAAGGAAGATGGTAATTGTACATATACTGCATTATCAATTCCATTAGGCACATCTGTTAAAGAATTGCGTGTTTTAGTATCAAAAAATGTATCAAGATTATATCTTTTTAAATTATTGTGTTATTGTATAAATTCATCGTATGAGCTTCTTCAATGTAAAATTCCATTATATGAACACAATAATAAACATATAATTATACCATATTTAAAAAGTCATCTTACTATGAAATATGAAGGTAAAACTTTATTAGAATATTTAGAATTTGAGCCTGCTAGAGTTTATGAAATTGCATTTGCTACTAAAAATACAGATATTCCAGAGTTTGATTATTGTGTCGAACATTTTGGTTATGATTTGAAAAAGGCATTCGATTTTATGCGATTTATTATAACAATTGATAATCCTGCAAACTATCCTATAGAAATACCGATTTCCATAAATCCATATACTATGAAAACAGAAAAAATTACTGGTGTAGAAAATGCATTAGGTGTAATGATGTTAGATGAACAATTTGAAATGCAACATATTACAAAACATTACAATTTATGCATTTTATATATAAATAAACAAACTATTTCGGTTGCTTCATTTGGTAATCCATTAAATAAAGAAACACGATTTATTATTTTTTCAACAATATCTGATCCAAATCATACTGACTTATTTTTTGATAAGTTATTTACATTTGATACTTTACCTGATATAATAACTGAACCACTATTAAGAAGAGAATAGTTCTCCATTTAATAAATTAATTACAATGACCTTATAAATTGCCAATTTAAATCTTGGCATATATTTTTCCAAATTTGGTCTTGTTGATGTAATTTAGTCCGTGATTTCAATAATTGAAAACATTGTAAATATTCATCTAATTCTAGCAATTCAAAAAATTTATACATTACATAATTGTATGAAAGGAAATTCTTACGTTTATGAGGACAATATTTTTCAAAAGGTATTTGAATTGCTTTGAACATACCACGAATAATTTCTTCAATTTCAGGTGCTATTACTGGTGCCGGTAATCCATTAAGTTGATTAATTATATATGGTATATGCTCATAATAATCATTTTTCTTAATTCGTTTTAGGAGTAATCGCATTTTTTCAGGTGTTATTAATGCCATATTAGTAATGCGTTCTTTTTTAATTTCCATTAGAATTTCATTATAAACATCTTCTGGGATATCTGTTGTTTCTTTAGCTTGGAATTGTGCAAGGAATTCATTCAAATGATTAATTCGTTTATAACAAAAGCTAGTCATTTCTTTGGGTGGTTCCTTAAAACTGGGTTTATCACTATCCACAATGATATTTTCTGTTAAACCGCAATTTGGACAGATAAGAACACCAGAATTATTGTTGAGAAGCATTTCAACCATACATTTATTACAAGTATCAAAAATATCAGTTTCAGTATTAATATTAATGTAATTTTTATCAATTATTTTCATAAATTTTTCATAAACAGCATCTTTACTTTCTAATTTGCCTTTACTTTTATTAGGTTCAGTTGTCTGTACCAGCCCATTTGTTTCAATAGTTTTGTCTATAGTTTTATCTATAGGTGTAGATTCTGTATTTGATACTGTTTGTGCTTGATTAATATTTGTTTTTTTATTATTGGGTTTATCATTTTTTTTCTTAGTAATATTAACAATTTTCTTTCCAGAATCAACATTTTCAAAAACAGTAGATTTAGTAGGTGTTTGTGAAAACCAATCAATAATGCATTTACGTTTTATTCCCGTAGTATCACTATTATCACCACCATCTAAAATATTAGTTGATGGAATAGAAGATTCTGGAAGTTCGATTTGATTAATAGGTTGAGATGAAGATACAATACCTGATGCAAATTGTTTTTCTTGTTCTAGAATTTTATAATAATCACTAAGTATTTTACCAGTTTTTAACATATATATATTTTCATCCGTGTTATTTTCAATATCATTTATTTCTTTTTCCAAAGCTATTTTACGGTCATCTAAGCACCAAATTTTCTTTTGTAATTCCATATTGAAAATAGGTGATTGTTCATTAGTGGTATTTAATCTTTCTATTTCAGCTAATATATCTGTTAGTTCTTCTTTTAGTGTAGGCAAATTGAATTTATGTTCATCAAATGATTGAAGAATAGTATTATGTTTTGCATCAACAGTTTGTCGTTCTTCCACTAAAAATTTAGTTTTTGTTTTACTTTTAAAAGCCATTTAATACGGATATAATACTGTGATATATTAGTTTCAAAAAAATAAATGATTAATATTATTTTACATAATGTATTCTTTAAGTAGCATCAATTATATAATTGATTCTTCTCTTAATTGTTGATGCCATTAATTATTTCTATTTTGTCTAATTTTTTTTACAATATTTACGTATTATTTCATTATCTAGATATATATCATAATTGTCTTGATTATTTTCATTGTCATTTTCATTTGTTTTATTATTTAGATAAGTTTCGACTATAGTGTATAATTCATTGTATTTATTATTAAGTTCTTGAAATTCTTTTTTATTATTTTCCATTACATTCGTTATTAATTCATTAGTAATTATGTCATTATTATTTGCATTATTGTTGGTAGTAGGTGTAGTAGGTGTAGTAGGTGTAGTAGGTGTAGTAGGTGTAGTAGGTGTAGTAGGTGTATTAATATTATTATTTGGCATATTGATATATACGTTATCCTTTGTATATTGTTTTTTTCCAGATTTATTTATTGTATTTTGATTAGATACTGTTTTATGTTTTTCAGTAATCCATTCGCTTTTTGCAAGACAACTTTTAGAGACACAAAAATATATTAAATCTGTAAGATAATTCTGGATGGTGCTTTCTTGTGTTATTTGCTCATCATGAACATCTTTTTGCAGTTCTTGATAATTCCTAATTCTTCGGTCATAATCTAAATCATTAAAGCATTCCGAATAATACGTTTCCTCAAATTTAGTTCCTAATTGACGCCATTTATTCATTGCCTCAATATTACTATTAGTTTGTTGATGTGGACGAAAAAAAGTATTTAAGGTCGATAATATTAATGACACTATGCTAATCCGGACAAAAGTATCTTGACTAAGTAAATTATCAGTAGCCGCTTGACCCGTAGTCAAAGTTGTAAATAAAGTAATTGCCAGATTAATAGGTGTTGCTATATTACTCCAGAATGCTGCCGAAATATATTTCTTCCACCAATATTTACCAATAGTAGTATTAAGTTTATCTTCTAAATGTGCCATTAATACTTGAGATGGTGTCCATCGTGATTCTTTTAATAGTAGGCGTTCTTGTGCGTTTAAGTATTTAGATGGAATTTTATGCAAATCTTCTAATGTTTTTAATACAACTATATTTTCACTTTTAGTACCATTTTCATCTATTGTTGTATATTTTACAGTTCTTTCGCTAAATTTAGGAGATGTACTTTGGTGTTTTTCTATAACTGGTTCAGAAGGTTTCTCAGAAGGTTTCTCAGATGGTTTCTCAGATGGTTTCTCAGATGGTTTCTCATTTGATTCTAGATTATATGTTGTATTTTCTAGAGTACTATCACTAGAATTATTATCTAGAAGATAATCACCATTGTAATCAATAGGTGTTTCATCTATTGTATCTTGTTTTATAATTCCAATTGTTGATGATAGTATATGCGCTCTAGGTGTAGCTTGTGTTACATCATCATAATCAAATGATGACATTCTGTTAAGTTTAGATTTAATTGGTGTAGATGCAGTATTAGTCATTTTAGTAAAAAAAAATATTTATATCCTCTAGAATAATTTACACTATTTTATTTATAAATTTTACACATTTATATATAAAAAATTGAAATATTAATATATTAAAATAATTAGCAAAATAATTAGCAAAACAATACAACACTACAACACTATAGAAAATGCAACCATCTACAATTGCAGGCAAGAAATATTCATTAGGAACATCAATTAAGATGAAATTATTTGACCATTTCCAACATATAGTAGAAAATCCATCCTCTCTAGAATTAAAACAATTTTATAACCAAGATAAATTTAGTTTCAAATTTAATAATAAAGGATTTGGTGCATATATTGATATCCCATCCGGTAAAGAATATTTTACAGATTATTATAGAAGTATTGGCACACCATACATATTCGGTATCTATAATCTAGATAAAACAAATAATACAGATACATTAATCGGTGCAGTAAGTTTAGTTTTACGTTATGATAATAAAATATGGCAAATTATGGATTTGAAAATTACAAAGGAATATCGCGGAAAACAATGTATTGATACTTTAATTAGTGCTACATTAACTACCCGTGTTATGAAAAGCACTGCATATTATGCTATTAGTATGAATCCTAATCCACGGATTGATGCAGTATGTAATAATATCAAACTACCTAAAATGAAAAATCGCGGGAAAATGAATATTTATACTGTATCATACGATGATATCAAGAAAATTATACCTACATTAGAAACATTTTATTGTAGCGAGATTGGATTTGTCAATACTAATGAAGATCGAGTATTTGTTGATGGTACTAAGAAATCACAACTAAAACTATTACATTTGCACCATAATGCTAATTATCGGGAATTTGATTATCGGGAACCACAACGTGGATATCAATATTGCTTTGCTATTCATGAAGATAATGACTTTATTATTCGCACATTAAAAGATGATTATAAAGTTGAACCTAGTGCAAATGCAACTGTATTTAGTAATGATTTTAAAGCTGATTGGTCGAAATTTGTTAAAACATTTGAAATCTAATTGGGGGTCTAAGCCCCCATGACCCCCTTATTGGGTTGCACCGCGAGGGCTTCAGCCCTTCGCGCTCCCTTGATTTATAAATATAGGAGGTGGCACGGAGGAACCATAGGTTCCTTCGACCAAACCGCTTAGCTAGCTTTAGCTAGCATTCTATGTTTTTTATTTTTATAGTAAATTATTACATTGCTATAAAAAATTTAGATATGCTAGAATGAGTAAGGGGTTTCTGATGATTTATATATTTAGTTATATTATATAAATCGTCGGACACCATTAAATAGTTGCCGATGGCGTAAGTTAATGTAATACGACGATACTAACTTTTAATTGTAATTGTATTCTAGCAGATAGTAAATTATTACATTGCTATAAAAAATAAAAAAATAAAAAAATAAAAAAATTAAAAAATATAAACTATAAACTATAAAATGCTATCTTTAGCTAGCTAAGCTCTTTGTTTGCAGACTAATAATGGACCGTGAGTCTAAAACACCTCTAAAAATTCTTCTTGATAATACTTATAAATTTCCCTTTTACTATCACCTTTCAATAAAGATAAAGCTGTTTTCTTTTCATCATCGCTAATTACTATTTCAAAAAACTTAATAAATTTTTTTAGTCTCTCTAGAATAAATTCCTTAACATATTCATCATTATATTGAAGTTCATGAATATATGTTTGCATTTCGCCCTTAGCTTTAGTTATGCCTTCTACTAAATAAGCCTGTTCAAAACCTAATGCATGTAAATATAATTGTACTTGAATATTTTCATAATCTCTCATTTTTTTAAACAATCCTTTCTGTCTCATTTTTGCCTCTACTAATTCATTTTCTGTAGTAATACCATCATATTTACCAATAATAACCCATTCCGCAAATGAATTATTTTCGAGTATGATTTCAACCCATCCTTGTTCATTTTGCAACGTTTTTTCTGTTAATGTACAAAATTCTTTAAGAATTGCGTCTTCATTATTAACACCGTGATTTTTATTGGTAATTGAACAAACTTTTTTAGTAAGTTCTTCTTTTTGTTCATCACTAAACTTATTTTGTCCATTAATATATTTAGTAATATCTTGTTGTAATTTTACCATTTCATTACTAGATTTACCCTTATTTTCATTCAATGTTTTAACTTGTTGTAGTAAATTTGTACCAAATTGTTCATCAATTTCCCAAATATCATTCATTTCACTAGCATTAGCAAGATGAGCACCCTCTGTTTTTAATTTTAATTCATATTCTCGGAATTCAGTAGGGTTATAACGACGCCATATTTCGCAAAAGATTCTAGGAAAATTATTATAATTATCCATTCCTATTAAAGGGGCTATTTGGGATATAGATAATGTAATACGTTTCTTTTCCTTTGTTATCTCAGTTATCTCCGTTATCTCCGTTATCTCCATATTAAATATTCTATGTATTCTAGAATACACTAATAAATAACTTTTCAATTTTTTATGCATTAGATGATTATTGAGTTGCAGCAGTAATTTCGCTAGTATCTTTGCAAATACCTGTATCTGGATTACATATTAGAGTACCAGGTACATTAGGTGTATTAGTAGTTAGATTAGATAAAGTATAAATTAGTCCGGGTATATAAAACATACTTGTTAATATAAAACTATATATAATACGGTTAAGTGTTTGAATCTCAAATATTTTTTTAATTGCATCCCATGTAATCCATGGAAATGAATCTGTAATTAATGAACTAACTGCCCCTATAATCTCACCCAATGGAGGAAATATCAAAGTGAATAACAATTTTACAAAATGGGTAGGTATTATAATAACTCCATGAGCCACACCACCATATAATATTTGCTGGAATAGTGAATATTTACCATTTAATATATCATTTTCTACAACATCAGTCATTTTATCCTTCCAGAATAATATGTTCTATTATGATATTCTATTGTAATATAAGATAATTTAATTGATAAAAAAACTTATTCTAGAATAATCCACCAATATTTCCTAACCCGCTAGCTATATTTTCTCCTGCTTGTGTCAATCCACCTTCAATTGAACTTCCACTATTACTAAGCTCATTTAATGCTGATTTACCATATTTACTTATATTATCAATTGCAGTGTTTTCTTCATCAGTAAGTTTATTTATTGATTTCTGGAATATAGTTTTTATACCATTTTCGGAAATTTCCTTTACATAAAGGATACCATTAATTTGAGTGCTAGTAATTCTTACTGATTGACCATAAGAATCTGTACCTTCATAAATAGTTTGCCCTTGGACATCATAATTTAATTTACGCTCACTTTCAACTATGTTTGTCAATACATATACTAAGCCTGGGATGTAAAACATCGTGGTAAGTAATAAACTATAAACTATTGTGTTTAATGACTTATAGGTACATAACTTTTTAACACTTTCCCACGTAATAAATGGAAAAGTATCAGTAATAGTGTCTTCTAGAATAAGTATTAATTGACCCATCGGGGGAAATAAAATAGTAACGATAATTTTGAAAAAATTTGTTGGTAGGCACACCGATCCGTAACCCATGCCACCAAACATCACTTTATCAAACAAAGTCCATTGCGATCCATCAATATTATTTGACATGTTGTATAATATTCAAATAAAATTGAATTTGATATTTTATTATTTAAAAATATATAAAAATATATTTAATATAGTATTTAATAATATATAAAAATGCCTAAACGATGTATTGAACCTAATTGTACTACAAGACCTACTTTTAATAAACCCACAGAGACTATAGGAATTTATTGTTCTGAACATAAAAAGGAAAATATGATAAATGTTATATCTAAACGATGTATTGAACCTAATTGTACTACAAGACCTAATTATAATAAACCTACTGAAACAAAAGCTATTTATTGTTCTGAACATAAAAAGGAAAATATGATTGATGTTAAATCTAAAAAATGTATTGAACCTAATTGTACTAAACAACCTACTTATAATAAACCTACTGAAACTAAAGCTATTTATTGCTCTGAACATAAAAAGGAAAATATGATTGATGTAATACATAAAAAATGTATTGAACCTAATTGTACTAAAATACCTAATTATAATCTGCCTACTGAAACTAAAGCTATTTATTGTTCTGAACATAAAAAGGAAAATATGATTAATATTAAAGATAAACGATGTATTGAACCTAATTGTACTAAAATACCTAATTTTAATAAACCAACTGAGACTAAAGCCATTTATTGTTCTGAACATAAAAAAGATAATATGATAGATGTTAAACATGAACGATGTATTGAACCTAATTGTACTACAAGACCTAATTTTAATAAACCAACTGAAACTAAAGGTATCTATTGCTCTGAACACAAAAAGGAAAATATGATTGATGTAAAATCTAAACGATGTATTGAACCTAATTGTACAAAGCAACCTAATTTTAATAAACCAACTGAAACTAAAGCTATTTATTGTTCTGAACATAAAAAGGAAAATATGATTAATGTTAAATCTAAACTATGTATTGAACCTAATTGTACTAAATTACCAGTTTTTAATAAACCAACTGAGACTAAAGCCATTTATTGTTCTGAACATAAAAAGGAAAATATGATAGATGTAAAACATAAACGATGTATTGAACCTAATTGTACTAAAATACCAGTTTTTAATAAACCAACTGAAACTAAAGCTATTTATTGTTCTGAACATAAAAAGGAAAATATGATTAATGTAAAAAATAAACGATGTATTGAACATAATTGTATTAAACAGCCTACATATAATAAACCAACTGAAACTAAAGCTATTTATTGCAATGACCATAAAAAAGATAATATGATAGATGTTAAACATGAACGATGTATTGAACCTAATTGTACTACAAGACCTACTTTTAATAAACCAACTGAAACTAAAGCTATTTATTGTTCTGAACATAAAAAGGAAAATATGATAGACATCAAAAACAAACGATGTATTGAACCTAATTGTACAAAGCAACCTAATTTTAACACACCAACTGAAACTAAAGCCATATATTGCTCTGAACATAAAAAGGAAAATATGATTAATATTCGCAATAAAAACTGTCAAAATAAAAAATGTAAGGATTTAGCTATTTTTGGATTAGCTAATAAAAGACCACAATATTGTAATACACATAAACAACCAAATATGATTAACCTAGTATTAGAAAATAAATGTTCTATATTAGATTGTGATGATGAATATATACATATTCTAGATAACACTAAGTACTGTAATAAACATATACCAGAAGATAGCTTAACTAAAGTCAAACGACTTTGTAAATATTGCGATATTAAAGAAAACTCGGACTATGTATGTAAGGATTGTAAAAAGATACAAAATAAAAAAGAATGGGCTATTGTCCGTTATCTTAGAAAAGTCATTGACACTAAGTTTGAATATAACTCTAGTAAAATGCTTCAAGGATGTAGTAAAAAACGTCCAGATATCTATTTCGAACTTAATAAACATTGTGTAATAGTCGAGATAGATGAAAACCAGCATAACAGCTATGAAGATAGTTGTGAGTGTGCTAGAATTAATGAAATTGTAAATGGTATTGGTGGTCGTAGCGTTATTATAATCCGTTATAATCCTGACGTAGTTAAAAATAATAATAAAACTTTGAAAATAAGTAATAGTGATAAATTAGATTTACTAGTTAAAACTATAAAAGATGAATTAACAAAAGAATATGATAAATTTTTAGTTAAAAATATTCAATTGTATTACAATGATAATTATGAAACTTATCAACCTATAAAAGAAGAAATAATTACAGATAAAGTTGCATTATAAAAATAATTATAAATTATTATCTAGAATATATTCCACAATACGATATACTAAATCGAAACTAATCCTTTTACGTGCAATATCTTTACTTTCTCTATAATTAGTAAGAAATAAGGAATGATATTTTTTTCTATGTGTTTCTAGATAACTATTAAATTTTTCCACTATTTGTTTTTGTTTATCGATATCTATTACTGGTGTTATTATTAATCTCTAAAAGATTGTAAATTTAGAGTATAGGCGAATCACCATTAAAAGTATATATACCCGTCCTACCGGTAGGACAAGGGCGCTAAGCGCCCGACAGAATAACCGTAGGTTATTCTTTGACAAAAAAATCGTTTAGAGATTAAGTCGTGTTATAGAATATACAGCTAGAAATGCTTTGCGTAATTCTATATCACCTAAGCGAATAGATGACCAAAAATTAAGTGGAATTATTATTATACCACCTAAACATTCCTTCTGGATAGTGAGTTCTTTAATAAAACATTTATATAAATCATTAACATCATATTTATTAAATAATACTTTTTCATCACTTTTATTTCGCGCTAAATAAGGTGGATTTGTTAATAAATATTTATTTTTATAATCTGGTGGATTAGATATAGTATCACGTTTAACAATACAATCTTGTTTAGGATCAATGTCATAACATTCTAGAGTAGGTTGTTTTATATGGATTTGTGTTTTTATAAATTCTAGTAAATCACCATTACCTGCAAATGGTTCAATTATTGTAGTTATGTTTTCTGGAATAGAGAAACCTTGTAAAATGTAAGAATAATTAGTTGTATAAAATTGACCTAATTTTTGCTTATTATTTTGATTTTTAATTGTTTTTTGGGCTGGTGGTTGGGCTGGTGGTTGGGCTGGTGGTTGGGCTGGTGGTTGGGCTGGTAGTTGGGCTGGTGGTTGGGGTGATTGTGATTGCTGTTCTACTGTTTCAGGTTGTTTGATTTTTTTAGTAATTATAAATTTTTTTACTTCAGACATTCTAGAATAAGTAATATTAGTTATTAGTTAGAAGTAAATCAATTTTAAGAAACTTATTAGTTGATTTGTATTTGTAATTTGGTATTTCGTTGTTATAATATTTTTTAATTATTTTTCCATAATAAGACATAATAAGACATATTATAGATACGCTAGAATGCCATCACCAATTATTATAAATATTTTACCAAATGTATATTGGATATATAGTAATCCAGAAAAAATAAGCCCCCAAACGGAATATAATATTGATTTACAGAGACAATGTGAGCAATTAGGAATTAAAACGCTTCTAGAATTAGATGATAAGCTTTCATTCTGGAATAAGTCGCGTCAATATATTAATGATATTAAAATAGAAATGGAAAAAAATGAATTTACTAAACTATTAGCTATCTTAACTAAACTTAATGATGTAGTTAAAAATGCATATCTTACTAATACACCATTACTAATATCAACATATAAACAAGACTATCTAGAATTAGGTCTTGCAATTTGGATATATTTTTTTAATATTAATGCTGGAATAACATTTGATAATGTAATTAAATTAATAGCTATAAAAATGATAGGACATATCACAATGAGTGATGAATTGAAAAAATTCTTTGCTTTTTTGAATATGAAACAAATAGGTAATTCTAGATAGGCTAGATAGGCTAGATAGGCTAGATAGGCTAGATAGGTAATTCTAGATTAGTAAAGTGATACCGAAGTAATTATATCTGTACCTAGATCTAAACTTGCCCCACTTACTACAACTCGTACGTGTAAGAAATTAGTTAATGCGTTAAAACTACTACTAATGCCTGAGAAATTTGCAATTTGTGTAGATGAATTTAGAACTAATGATGCAAATGACGTACCTAATGCCGATGATGATGTTGATTTATAAAATGTAACTGTTACAACTTGAGAACCAGTAATTGCCTTTGATGCTGTTACTAATCCATCAAATACAATAACTTTTTGTGTAAATGGAATACCATATATAGAACTTGCAAAATTAGCTATTTCTGTGCCGGGTTTAAGATAATAAGTACCGGGTGGTGTTGCTATTTCACTTCCAGAACCAGTAAAATTAACTTGCGAACCTAATGTAAAATATAAATGTGATGATTCAGTATTGACACTAAATCCATTCCCATCACTATTACCATTTTGCAAATCAGTAGCATTAAGTAATAGTGTTCCTGCGGTTCGCATAATATCATATGTAGTGCCGGAAATAGTAGATGTTTTAACTGATGTATATCCTGTTGTATTGCTAGTATCAACACCTACTAAATTACTACCCGAACCTGTACAGAAAATAGTTGCATCCCGAACCGAAAAATAATTGCTACCTGAATTCATAATACCACGATTAACACCAGAGCCTGAAGATGTTGTGTTTATAGTACATCGTTGAATTGCATTGAATGATGAAACAGTATTGCTAGATGCACCATTTGCTAGAATACTATAAATATTATTTGCGCCTGTTGCTGTACTAGTAGTATTAATTACTAATGTACGTAATTTGGCATTGATAGTTGTTCCATCGGGAAAAAATACTGTATTTAGATTAACATTACTTGTACTAGATAGATTCAATGTTACATCTTCTAGACGGGTATTTGTACCCATTGTAATAAGTGTAGTATTAGCTACACAATTTGTTTGTTGGATAGTAACTGCTTGTAAATTAATACCACGAACTGATACATTGCTAGGTAATGTTAATGATTCGTTATATGTTCCCGGTAATACATAAATACATTCACCCGATTGAGCTTTATTTAAAGCATTAGTTATGGTTAAGAATGGTTGGGAATATGGACTGGTATTAGCTGTTGTGTCATTACCATATATTTGATCTACACGTAATGTACGACCAAATGGACCTAATGCACCAGTGGGACCAGTAATACCCGTTGGACCAGTAATACCTGTTGGACCTGATGGTCCAGTAATGCCCGTTGGACCAGTAATACCTATTGGACCTGATGGGCCAGTAATACCCGTTGAGCCTGTCATACCTGTTGAGCCTGTCATACCTGTTGCTCCTGTAATACCAGTTGGACCAGTCATACCCGTTGGACCAGTTCCCGAAGATATAGGCCATGTATTACCACTACCTGAGTATTCTATATCCAAAACAGTGGCACTATTAAATTTTACCAGGATGCTACCATACGTATCATTGGTATTTAATAAAATATAATTTAAGAAAGGATATGATTGTCCAAAGTTTGGGTCACTTACATTACCGTATGTAGTAAATACTTCTAATGTTCCTGGAGAACCAGAAATAAATACTACTTTTAAATATTGACTAGGTGATGGATATGGTGCACCATTAGTAATTTCATAAATATTAGTATCTTCATCATCATCAGTTATATAA